TCACCATCATCGTGAAATGCGTATGCTGGTGCAGCAGCATCTTCTCTACCTGCTAAAAATCTATCGTTTTCTGCTCGTATAGTTCCATGAACATTAAATTTAGCAGTCGGTGAAGTTGTGCCAATTCCAACATTGCCTGAACTATTAATACGCATTTTTTCACTTGTATTTACAGTAAATGCCATATTATCAGAGCCACCAGAATCGTGTGTATAAGCTATTCTTCCTGCATCTTCATTATCAGAATCGCCAAAATGTAGAGCAGCAGCACCTGTTGTACCACCTATAATAGATATATATGCTTCATGGCTTACCCCACCATTTCTATTAAATACTGCTACTGTATTTGAGGAAATACTAGGTACAGTACCTTCAATGGTTGCGTGAAGTTGAGCTGCTGGTGAGGATTGATTTACACCAACTTTATTATTACCAGCATCTACAAACAAAGCATGAGTTTGTCCATTTGATTCAACTCTAAAATCTACATCAGCACTAGCTTCATTAAATACAGCACCTCCATCTTGGGTTAAAGCTCCATCAATATCTACTACATCTAAATTAGTAGTTCCGTCTACGTCTATGTCGCCAGAGATGTCTAGTTCTGTAGCTATTATTTTATTATTAAAAGTAGCAGCTCCTGCTTCAGACATATCAAGAGTAAGAGCAGTAACATCTGAGCCACCATCATTACCTATAAATGATAAGTCTGCATCAGATGTAGAAGCAGTTATACTTGCATTACCACCTGCCATAACTAAATCTGGTGTAGCATCTAAATTGAATGTAATTCTATTAGTGCCACCATCTTTCATACTTATCGTTGAGCCATCAGCATCGAGAATAATATCTCCACCAACATCAAGTGTAAAATCACCTGCATCAGAAATAGTAGAACCATTTATAGTTATATCATCTACTGTAAGTGTTGTTAGTGTGCCTAAACTTGTAATATTTGCTTGTGCTGCTGTGCCAAGTGTTCCTATAATATTTTGTGCAAATGTTACTTGCCCACCATCAGCTATGGTCATGGCATCATCTCCATCAGTATATTCTATGAGAGGGGTTTGTATAGAAGAGCTACTTTCAATAATGCCACTTGTTTGTAAATTTAAAGAAGCAAAAGCATCAACCATTGCTCCACCAGAACCAGCTCCATCTGAATAAATAACTTTAGTTTTACCTGAAGGTATAGTAACTGTAGCACCACTACCTTGTTTAATTATTATAGATTGAGAACCACTTGTTCCATTTTCTATAATCCATAGTTTAGAAACTGTGTTTGGTCCAATAGTAATAGTACAGGTAGAGTCTAATGTACCTGTATATTTTAAGAACATAGACCTGCCTGGGTCTGTTGCTCCATCAGCTATTGTAGTTGTATGAGTATCAGCATTAGTTGTAATTGCTTCTGTGCCATAACTAAAAGCTTCAGCTATTAATTCTAAATTAGTATTTGTAGTTGTACCCCATGTTCCACTAGCATCGCCAGTAGCCATTTCGTTCAATCTTAAATCATTTACATATGTACTTGCCATAATTTTTCCTTTTTATTAATTAAGCTACTTCACTCCAATCTGGAGTTTGTGAAGTAGAAACTTCTGAATAATTTGCTGTTTGTGTAGTTGATACATCTTGATAGCTTGGTGTTTGTGAATCATTAATTATAGTCCAAATATTAACACCTTGTATTTGACCAGTACCAAATACTCCTGTTATATCAACAACTGATTTAGCTATAACTGTTTCATTACCTAAAGCTGTTGTTCCGACTAAACCAGTAACTGATAATATATTAACACTAATCGTACTAACTGTTCCTAAAGAACTTGTAGCAGAAATGCCAGTAATAGCAACATTAGCTGCTGCAGAAACTGATTCATCTCCTAGTGCTGATGTTGAAGCTACTGCTGATACTCCAGTAACTGCAGCACCCATAGTAATAGCATTACCTAGTGCTGATGTTCCTGCTAGACCAGTTACAGATATATTTGCATCTGCTGCAACTGTTTCACTTCCTAAAGCTGATGTACCTGTATTTCCTGTAATGGAAATATTAGCTTCACCTATAACAGTTTCACTTCCAAGTGCTGATGTACCACTAACTCCAGTTACACTAACTAAAGCTTTTGCTATTACTGTTTCGCTACCAAGTGCAGTAGTTCCTGCAACTCCAGTAACGATAACTGGTATAGGTTCACCCCAAGTAAGTTGTCCCCAGGTCCCACGACCCCAACCAGTTACATTAGCCATTGGCTATTAAGCTATTCTTATAATAGCGTTTGAAGCATCTGCTGTTGGAAATTGAATTGTAAAATCACCTGCTGTTGAAGTTTTATCTCCACCAAAAGCTAATATAGCAACCGCAGGGTCTCCTGAAGCACTATCATTAAATATCATTGCTCCATTAGCAGTAACAGTAGCATTGCTAAATGTTAAATCAGCAAAGTCTGTTAATGCTGTAGTTCCAGAAGTTGAAGGGTCAACTCTAGTTAATGCAGCACCTTTAGCAGTATAGTTAGTACCACTAACTTCATTAGAAGTTGTATATGCAGTTGTAGCTGCACCTAATGATGCAGAGCTTGTATATAATGCTAAATTAAAAGTACTACCACCTGAATTTTTAAAATTATGTACTCCTTCTAATAACTCTTGTTTAAATGAAGTACACATTGCTTGTGAAATTGCCATTAAAGTCTCCTTATAATATCAGCCATATCTTTATGACCTTGTTTTTGTAATAATCCTGCTACAGTAGCTCTATCACTAGCTATAGCTTGTTTTAAGTATAATAATACAACTTGTGTCATACTATCTTTAAATGCTTGTGCTTGTGCTTTAACCATAGGGTCAGCATTATCACTAATAGATATTAATCTATCTATAATTCTTCCAGTCCAATATTCAGGACTTAAACCTTTATTGTTAGTAGTTTTAACACTTATATCACCAACATTACTTGTTATATCTACACTAAACATTATGTTACCTGTTGTCTTACAGGACCAGTCCTATAGTTATCTTTAGTATTTTTACCTTCAGCAAATACTTTTAACCTTGCTATACCCTCTTGAAATCTTTTATCGTAGTTAGCCATAACATCAGCTTCTCCTTTCATAAAAGTATATGCTTCAACTAATGAACCATATAATAAACAATCTGGTGCATTTGTACCTAAATAGCTAGTACCATCACTACTTGTTGTAATAGATGTTGGTGTATATTCATAATGTAATTCTGCTGTAAAATTTGCATTAGGTGTTGGTGCTACAATAAAACTATCTTCATCAAATCTAGCATAATATTTTGGTACACCTGTTGTAGAACTACTAGGATATGCTTCTCTAATAAAAGCTACATCTTTAAATAATAAATATTCAAAACCACTATTATCTACAGCTAATGAATGTGCTGATAAAAAATCTGTAGGTGTTGATAAATATTGATTGCCAGATGTTAAAGTACCTGAAACATTTTTTCTAAATACTGGCAAAGATACAAGTTTTTGTATTCTATCTTCAGTATTAACAATAAATTCATCTAAGTTATTTACAAAAGTAGTTTCTGTATTATTAGTATAATCTTGTATTGCTGTTTTTAATGTTGTAAATGTTAATGCCATTATTCTGTACTCACTTTAACTATTCCTATTTCAGTATTTAATACTAAACCTGTACCTGAAACTGGATTAAATCCATAATATTCAGTAGATGATTTTTTACCTCTATCAGGTCTTGGATTATATAATGATTGATTATCTGATGTATCTACTTCACCAATTTTTAATTGAGGGTGGTCTATATCAAAACAATCATCACAAACTCTTAATCCATTACGAATACCATCTTCTATTTCGTATTTTAAATTGTTTAACTTATAAGTAAAACCACATCTATCACAGTCTCCTAAAGCTTTTTTACCTAGGGCATAACTCATCTGTACACATTCATATCAGGTACAAATTTTACTGGAGCTCTTTCTCTATCTGCATCACTTACATCATTCCAAAGTTCATCATATCTTTGTTTAATCATTGGAACTCTATTTACTGCTTCTGGTATTTTACAAGCTAAATTGTATGCAAGTGCATAAGTAAGACATGGTAAATATCTACTAGGAACATCTGCATTATTGCTTGCTACATTACCTGCATCTTCTATTCTTTTAATATAATCATAAACTAAAGTATATGTTTCTGCAGAATCAGGAGTTGCCCACAATACAATATTGTTAGAGCTAGTGTTTTTATCTACAAAAAATTGTGTTGGTTTTGATTGTAATAATTTAACTGCTTGATGATTGTATTCTGTTCTTGATATTCTATTAAGTCTTTGGTCAAACTGATTAGAAGTATCTCCTGCATCAGTTCTAATAAAAGCATCTACTACTTCAAGAGCACTAGATTCTATTGCATAACTACTTGTACCAGCAGTAAGTGTTTGAGTGGCTTGTTCTATTTTCCAAAGGTTTAATCCTTTATTTTGCCATTCTAAAAATATAAGATTTAAAGCTCTTTTAGCTCCTTTATAGTCATATCCAGAACGCAATTCACTACCGCACAAATCATAGGCTTCTTCCATGATGTCGCCTAAGTCTAATGTAAATGCTGTTGTTCCACTTGTTGCCATTGTTTATCCTATATTAACACTTCCACCTTCTACGAGCCTGTCTAATTCTTGAATTAGGGTCGTTTCTAGTTTTAGCTGAACTTCTTTTTAGTTGTCCTAAAGACCTTGCACAATAAGACTTTCTGCGTTTAGCAGCTTTACTGCCTTTCTTTACTTTACCTGTTACTGCTGTTTTTAACTTAGAACCAGGATTTAAACGCCTATAAGCTTTAACTCCTGCTTTAGTCATACCAGCACCAGATTTAGTAGAACGAAAGTTTTTTTTATTTTTAGCAGGCATTTTAGCCTGTTTTCTTATTGGCATAAGAATTTAACTAAGACTTACCGCCTCTAGCCTTACCTTTAGTAGTCATTTTACCACCACGCATACCGCCTTTGGCTCTCATCATAACTTTTTTACCTGCAGCATATCCTTTATTTTCCATAGGCATATCATTAGTCATTCTAGTATTCATACCCATACTAAACATTTTTTTAACATACT